AGTTGTAAAGTCTGACGCTAATATCATAGCGTCTTCTGATTGTTTAATTATAAAACCTGTACTCATACATATAGTAGGTAACATGGCTTCAATAGTCGACAATTCGTTCCACGAGCTGTCAGAATTTGCATCTTCCCATAGTACAAAAACAAACTTATACTTTGGGGGACTTGTCGCTATCCATTGTAGGACTTTCTTTAGCAGTTTCTTCATTAGTTTTTTCCTTTGGTTCTGGTAAGGGTTCTAGGGGTATTTGTTCTATCGTAGACCTAACTTCATTTTCTGAAATTATAGTGTAAGTAGCTTTTTCTGTAGGTGGAAAAGTCCTATTCATAGCAGGTGTACGTGCATAAAAAGTATCTTCAAATAAGACATCTACATTCTTATAAGTTTTTACTTTCCACTTTTTAACTTCGTTATCATTAGGCATCAGGGTCTTCCGATCTTATCTCACCTGCTATTGCAGCATAACCACATGCGTCTACGTGATCGTCTAAATTAAATTTACCTGCTTGAGTTCTAGCTACTTTTAATAAAACCATCATATTAGCAACCATGTCAGCTCTAATAAATATCTCTTTACCAAATTCATTTGTAAGATAAGCTGTCCACATGTTAGCTATGTTTTGATGATTTTTTTGTTTATCTCCGTTTTGTTGTTGTCTATTACCCGTTACTAAATCTAATGCAGTTTGTATTATCTCACTTGATTCTATTTTTGCCATAATTTTGGTTGCTCCTTTTTAAAGTTATAATCTGTGTTTCTTAATATCCTAGCGACACGTGCTTGTATTAACGCATCTTTTTTTGTTAAACCTTGTTCTTCAAAACATTTGACTACTGTGTTCCAATGGTTTTTAGACGTAGATAAAACTCTACTAGCTTTTACATCTCCATACGTAGGAGCTCCTTTATAATTATCTGTACTATCTCCTTTTAAAACTTGATAATAAAAATTATAATCAGCTTCTTTTTTAGATATTTTATAAAATTCTTTTTTAACTGGATTATAATGAAGACCAGTTATTTGATCTAAATCTTTATCAGTAGATACAATAATTTTAGTACCTTTAATAAGTTTAGACGTACCTAATATACCTAATACATCATCAGCTTCTAATGTTGGTTTAACATACGTTTTAAATTTATTTGATATATAATCTCTACAAAATTTAAGTGTTAAAGGTTTTCTTTGACCTTGCCTATTAGCTTTATAATCTTTTAATATTTCTTTTCTAAAGTTTTGTTTATCAGAAAAAGCAACTATTACATTTTCACATTGTGTATCTGCTATTAATGTAGTAAACCATTCTTCAATAAATCTAATACAATCTTTTTCATCTGAATGTAAAGTCCAAACTGCGTTGTCCCACCTTACAGCTTCTTCGGTTCGAAAAGCTATTTGATATGCTACTATATCTCCGTCTATTAATAATGTACTCATTAATTTTTCTTTCCTTTTGGTTTCCAACTTTTTAAATCTATTTCAATTACATTGTCATATTTTTTAATATGGTATCTAAAATCGTTTTTTGAATAACGCTGTTTATGTTCTTCATTCATTACAGTATCAATAAATATTTTACCGTGTTGTTCTATTGTTTTTAAAAATGCAGATAACATTGTTCCTAATTGAATTGCAGGACTATCTAATAAACTTTCATCTAAATGTTCGTTATCTTGGGGTTTTTCAAACATAGAAAAAGTTAGTCTGGGTTGTCCGTCTTTATTTCGAACATCTGTTAAAACTAATATTACTTGCATAATTTTTTTCTTTCTTTTAATTTTGAATACCAAGCGTCTGCTACGTGGTATAAAGTTGACGGCTTTGAAGCGTTGCTTTTAATTGCATTACAACTATGACAAATAATCCAAATGTTATCTAACTCATAACCTTTACGACTATCTAATCGATCAACTGTTGGTGAATTTTTTTGATGACCTTGAGGTACTAATTGTTGATTACAACACGGACAAAAAGCAGGTGCTTTAGCTATAAGTTGATCTATGGTTAAGCCACAATCGTGACCTTTTCGAATTCTTTGATTACATAAAGCATTTGATGCCCACTTACGCCATTTAGGGTTAATGGGTTTCTGCCCAGTTCTTTCCGACTTTGTATTCTGCTGCGAGAGGCACTCGGAGTTTGAGTTGTTCTCCTGCTTCTTGAATAGATTTAACTGCAATTTGACCTACTTCTTCTGCCAACTCTTGATTAGTTTCTATTTGAAATTCATCGTGGATATTAGCCACAACAAATGCGTCTTTGTCTTTTAATTTTTCCCAAAGAATAACTAAAGCTGTTTTCATAACTATTGCTGCACAACTTTGGATTAAACTATTGAGAGCTGCGTGTCCTGATCGTATGGTTAAAATTCTTTTATCGATAGCTCTTATTTCACCACCGTCTTCTAGTCTTGAAAGTAAATCGTTTTTAATTTCTTTTAAAAAAGGTAATTGTTCGTAAAACTTTTCTAATACTTGTTTACCTTCATGTAAAGGTACTTGAAGTATTTGTGATAACCTACGAAAACTGCAACCATAAAGAATGGCATAAAGCATTGTCTTCGCTAATTGTCTATCTTTTAAATTAACTGCTTTCATATTATAAGTATGAATGTCACCATTTAAAATTAAATCTGTATATTCTTTACCACCTTTATAATTACTTATATAATGGGCTAAACATTTAGCTTCAATTCCTGAAGCATCAGCTCCAACTAAAACTTTGTCGACCGAAGGTACAAACAATTCTCGACATTCTTTACCATAGAAACTGTGTATACTAGGTACTTGTTGTAAGTTCGGGCTTCGAGCTGCCATACGACCTGTAATTACATTAGTTACATAAAACGTATGTACTCGACCTTTTTTAACTACTTTTAACCAAGCATTTTTACCGTCAGCTAACATGCCTAATCTTTTCTCTAAACTTAAATATTCAGCTAATAATTTTGCTTCTGGGTAGGTTAATTTATTTAAAGTATCTTCGTCTACCATTGGCTGCCCTGTGGGAGTAAACTTATCTGGTTTCCAATTACGTAAAGTTATTAATCTATTTGCAATATGTTGTCGAGAAGATGGGTTAAATGCAACCTGTTTAGTTTTCTTTACAGGTACACCTTTCTTATAACCATATTTTGTCGAGTTAACTTTAGGGGTAAACATACCTAAATCAACTGTCCAAGTACCAAACACATCTTCTAATTGTTTTTTTAATTCTGTTGATCGTTTTAACATTTTACCATGTAAAGCAAATGCTTTCTTTTCATCAAACGCAAAACCTTTTCGTTCTTGTTCATTTAAGATAAAAGCAACTTGGTGTTCTAAATCTATTGAATGATGTCCAAACTTTTTATCAATTAATTTATTATAAAGTTTTGCTGTAATTTTTGTATCTTGAATACAATACTCTAACATCTCGTCAGAGAAGGACGACCAATCGTTGGCTTTATTGAAATCGCCTTTCTCTAACTGTAAGCGATAACCCCAACTTTCGAGGTTATGCTTACCAACCAAATGATTTAAGATACGTCCTTTCGTTAACAACTTAACATCTAGCTCTTTGATATCTGGGTAGATAAGGCGACTTAAAACTAAAGTGTCGTGCACTAATTCCTTTTTATGGGAATAGCCATAAAGTTTTTCAAGCACAGGGAGGTCGTACTTGATACCGTTATGGGCGACTATTAAGTTGTTACTCATCATATCTAGTCCATTTGGTATTTTGTCTTCGATAAAGGTATGGATTTTACCTTCTCTATTAATTACTAAACAATGGACTTTACTAGGTTCAAGTCCATCTGTTTCAATGTCAAAAATTAACGGTGCTGTCATGTTCAAATAATCTACCCTTCTCGTTGTCGTATTTTAATTGACAGGCAACTCCAGTTATTCCTGCAAATCTATTTTTTAAAATTCTACATACAGTTTGATTTTCTTGTTCTGCTGATACATTTCTTTCTACTCCAATAACAACATCTGAAAGTTGTCCAATACTTGCTGAACCTCTTAATTGTCCTAGTGAAGTTTTAAGACCGTCAGTATGATCTTTGTTTCCCTCTGGTCTTTTTAAATGTGAAACAATAATTACACCTATATCTAATGCTTGAGTTAACGATCTTAATTTAGTCATTAACACATCAATAGTTTTTCTTTCATCGTTAGTTTCTAAACCACTAACAATAATTGAAATGTGATCTATAATTAAATATTCTATATCTAATGCTTTAGCAAAGTATCTTATTTTATTTAATATTGTATCTTCTTGAATTGACCCCCAATGGTCGTACATAAAAACATTACCACCACCTACAGTTTCATCAAAACTTTTTTTAAGCTGACTATCACTAATGCCTTCTCGATCTATATGTATTGGTTTATTTAAGTGTAAACTCATAAGACCTTCACAAGTTCTTTTAATACTTTCTTCTAAACTTATAATTCCAACTTTAACATCTTCTTTAATTAATTTATATGCAATCTCTTTTGTAAGTAATGATTTTCCAATTCCAGACCCCCCAGTAACAGTTACAATTTCTTTTTTCCTAATACCAAATAGTTTTCTATTCAGTCCTTCATAGGGATAAAATACTTTTGCTTTTTCATCTGCAACTCTAACTACGTCCCAAAGTTCTTCTCCTGCCACTACTCCGTCAGGTCTATAAACTTTTGCTTCCCACATAGCTTTAACAACTTCTTCTTGTCTATTAGCTACAAGCATTTCATTAACGTCTTTTAAGGGTAGTGTTGCTATTTTACATTTACCTACTGTAAATAGTTCTGCAACTTTTTGAGCTGCATCAAAACCGTATTTATCTTGATCGAAAAAAACCACGACCGTTTGAAAACTCTCTAAATATTCTAACTGATTTTTAATAGACTTAACTGCTCCATTAACACCGTTAGGTATTCCTACTGTTGCATATTTATGGTTAAAAATTTGAGAGAGTGAAATAGTGTCAATTTCTCCTTCGCAAACACAGCAAATTCGACCTCCACTATTCCACTTCTCTTGACCATATAAGAGGGCTTCTTTTATAGTTCCTAAAGTTCTAAAGTTTTTATCTTTATCTCTAATTTTTTGAAAGACAGGTTGTTTGTCTTTGTTGTAGTACGTTGCTACTTGGACTTTTTGTCCTTTGTCTTCTGCGATTTGGTAGTTCCAGAAAGTCGTACTTTCAAGTGTGATATTCCTTTTTGGCAAAGGTTTACACTCGCCTTGTATAAGGGTATTATTTGTTTGCATATTAATTTTTGTAGTAGGTTGATTAGTTTTATCTGCAGACCCATAAGTGTTGCAACTAAAGCAAAAAGTATGCCCATCATCATATAAGGAATTTGCATCAGACGAGCCACAAGATTTACAAGGTAAGTGAGCAATAAACGTACTTTCATTTAACTCCGTTTCTGGTTTCATAATTACTTACCAAACCAATTAGATATATCTTTGTAATTAAAATACATTCTCCAACACCAACTTCTTAACATTGAGATAGCAGTAAAAATTAAAGCAAGATGTATGCTATTTAAAATAGTTACTTCATATCCAAAAAAAGGAAAAACAATAATTTGAGTTAAGATTGCTAAAAGAAAACCAGACCCTATGTCAATCAAAGTTTCTATTCCTGTCTTCTTAACTACTGTTTCAAATTCTATTTCTCTTTTCATATTTTTGTTCCAAACACGGTTGTTTCTTTTTCTGGCTCATTAGTGTCGTAACTTAATTTTATTCCTTTAGGTTTTAAGGACGACAACTCTACATTTAACTCACCGTTTAATTTTTTATGTTGTTGATTTATTTCTTCTAAATTTAAATTAGCTTTAAATAAATCAGTACACCTCGTACTTAACTGTGTAATTTTACTTCTTAACATAGCAATCATTTGCGTTTGATCTGCAATAAGTTTTGACGCTTTTGCTAACGCTTCATTTTCAGTTTTTTCTGTACTTGTTATCTTTACTTCGTTCTCTAATGTTTTATCGTTTTCTTGATCTCCCATAGCCACTCCTCTGGTATTAATTTATCTGCATATTGAAAACCATTTTTGGTACACCAATCTGCGTATGTTGTTTTTGACGTTTTATAAATTTTGTTTTTCGAATTACCGAAGACAAATCTAATGTCTAATTTAGGGTGTTGTTGTTTAACAAGAATATGTTTCATTCTATCTTCTCGTTTCAAGTAACCTTTAATTTCAATAATAAGTCCATTATCTAATTCTAAATCAGGCGTATACTTATGTTCTTTAGAGGGCTTAAAGTAATGCACTACGCATTTCTCATATTTAAAACTAACTTTTCTTTTAGTTAGGTTTTCAATAACAGACACTTCAAGCCCACTTCTAAATTTAGAAGTCGCTTTCTTCTTCTTGCGATACTTCCACATTTTGATTTGTAGGTTTCATTTCGAAACCGTCTTCTTGTGAAAAACCAAATTGTTCTTCTGCGTTTTCCCCATTTCCTTTACCCTCAACCAACTCAATGATTTGGACTGCCTTTAATCTTAAAGTACAACCTGCACCAAGCATGTTAGTGAAGTAAGGGACACATTGAAAAGCGACCTTCATTTTTGTACCACTATAGACAGACAATGTTTGTGTAATTGGTATGCCTTTAGCGTCAAATACCTTTGGGCGTTGCTCAAAGTCAGTTCCACTTTTCGTATTTACTTTTGCTTTTAATTTAAAAGTAAACTCAACCGAACCATCTTTTAACGATTTGTACGGTTTATGGGGAGATAACTTACCTTTATTTTTACTCGATGCTTCCGTGATTGTTTCTTCTACTAAATCAACAATCGGTTTAGCTTGTATTTTAGGTAAAGTTAGTTTCGTTCGATACAATCCGTTATGATCGAATTTTGTATCTGGCGAAAACAAATAAGGATAATTTGCAATACCCTCACTTGTCGTATGCGTTTTTAACTTAATTGTTTTTTGCATATGTAGTACCTCCATGTGTACACCTAAACTCGTTATCCTTGCGAAACATTCACGGTTTCATTACTACTTACAAATACAACCAAGTAAATCCCCACTACCGTCATTCATTACATGAACATTAAAAGGTGCTTCATGGTAAGTTGTTAAATGTAATC